CAGCCAGCGCCGTTACTGCTGGTGTAACGAGCTCCAGTTCGCGGACTCGCGCTTCAAGTGTGGCAATGCGCTGGTCCTTCTCCGTCGTCGCCTCACGGAACTGTTGCTCCAGAGCCTGTCGCGCTTCTTGGTATTTGCCTTGTGATTCAAGCTGCTGTTGCTCGTGATTGCGCTTGAACTCCAATAGCTCATTGACATCAACGCCATCTGGCAACGCTGGCGCTTTCTTGGCAGCGCGTAGCTCAGCGATCAGCTCTTTATTCTTGCGCTCAAGCGCCTCTACACTGCGTTGCAATGCGTCGTTGTTGTCGCCCCCAACAGCCGCAGGCTCCTGGGTTTGTGTTTCATCAGACATGGATAAGCCGCAGGCTTAATTACGCTGCCATCGTAATGGCGCGTGGTGATCGTGTCAAAGCGTGAATGGGACACACCAATCCGTGAGCCATGGAATCTGCTGATTAAGCAGTGTCTCGATGCAGTAGATCGCCATGAGCACCTGTACCGCAGCACCGGCAACGGCTGGCATGCGGCAAAAGCGCAAGACTTGCGGTGGTACGTTTCAGAGTTAAAGGACTGGATTCACCGGCAGGAAGCGGCTACCACTTCACCTTGTCCGCCCAAAACGCTGGAGACATCTTCCCGCGAGCAATGTTACTGGCGTGTCTTGCCTTAAATGATGCACGCCTAGCTTTGTCCGCGTCTGATTCACCTTTGCGCGCTGGGCTACCGCTAACGCCTTGCTGCCCAAATCGGATCAGCTTGACGGTCTCGCCTTCTTTGGCTAGCACCGCATGCGATTTGGTCGGATGGTTGGCGTACGTTTGGGTTTGTTGTAATCCTCAAACTGCTCGCCGCGGTAGGTGATCATCGCCGTGGTGCAAGTTTCAGCTCTGACCGCTTTTTGATAACCGCGTTGCCGGTTGACTCGGATTTGATCCGCACGATCGGATCGTCCATGCTGCCAACGCGGGTGACGCTACCGCCGCCTTGCGTTGGTATGGTCTCCCGCTCGCCGCCAATGCTGGTGATCACGCCAAAGGTGCGCGTGCCTTGGTAGCTCCAGCTAACCCGGTCGCCGCGTTTCATTTCTTCTTGCCGCCTTTCTTGGGCATGGGCTTTTGAGGCTTGGCTGGTCCGGTGTACTTAGGCATCACTTTTTACCTTTTGGCTTGCGGGACTTGCCGGCTTCAGATAGAGCAATGGCTATTGCCTGCTTGCGGCTTTTGACCTTTGGTCCCTTGCCGGGGCCTGGCTTGCCGCTTTGCAGTGTCCCTTGCTTGAACTCGCCCATCACCTTGGCGACTTTCTTGTCCGCCTTGGTCGGCTTCATTGCCATGCCGCCATTCCTCAATGCCTACCAGCAGGCTAGCGCCATCTGCTGTTGCCCATCCTTTGTCGGTATAGATCGCTGGCACCCATGCCTCACCGGCCAATGCTTCAACAGGATCTGAGCTGACCGTAAACAGTCCCTCGTTGCGAAAATGCCGCAGGTTAGGCAGGTCCATATCGTTTGCGGAGTTGATCTAAGGTTAACTCTGACCCGTCATCGCGTACTAGCTTGGCGATGGCATCGCGTGGGCCGTATTTCTTGGCAAGCCGGTTGAAGTATGCAACCTTGCCTGGACCAAGCGCATCAGCTTGTACGCTGCGTGGCTGCTTGGATAGCCATTCTCCGTAACTCTGGTCAATCGGCACCTGACCATCCTTACTGGCGCGGGTGGCTGTCGTTGACGGCGGCAGGATGTCTGGGTCGATGATTGGCACGGTCGTGCTGCGGCAGTTGAAGTGCTGCGGCGGCATCGGGCCTTTGCCATACGCAAACTCCTTGCCGTCAAGCGCCCGACAGATCGCGCTGGTGCGGGTATCAAGCGTGGCGACGTACCGATACCGCGGTGTGATGTCCTGATTCGCCTCATAGACCTGCTGGCTGGCGGTATTGGCAACCTGGTTGATGCTGGTGCGGACTAACGTAATGACCTGATTGTCGGCAACGGCTGTTGCCTGCCCGCCTGCTGCGACAAGTTGCTTAACGGTCTTGGCCTCCTCGCCAAACTGCAGGCTGCCAATTAAGCGCTTAGCAATGTCAGGCGTCGGTTCGCCAGTTAGCAATCCTTGCCGCACGACTTGCGAGAACCGTTCGGCCTGATCCACGGCAATGCCGCGAAATGCTTTGCTGACCACTTCACCATTGGGCAACGTGATGGTGGCGCCCTGAGCAGCGGTCAGGTTGAACGTAGCCGGTGCGCCTTGCACTGCCGCAAACAGATCATCCGACAGCGCGACCACGTTGATCTGCGTTGGATCGGTCGTGACCACCGACTGCGCAAACTGCGGACTGATTTCAACGGTGCGCACTGCATCGCGAGCGCCAGCAGGCAATGCACGCCGCAGTTGATCAGTCACAAACTCAGACTGCAATTGCGCGATGCCTTGCAGCTCAGCCGCCGTGATCTCCGTTGCATCGCCCGCCCAAGTGCCGAGACTGTCCTTTAACTGCGCCAAGATCGCCCGCAACCTGGCAGCTTTGACCGGCGCTGCCAGCTCATCAATCGTCCGCAGTTGATTAACTGCATCAATGATGATGTCGTTGTAGGCATTGATGATGCGCCGCGCAACGCTATTGCTAAACCTATTCAGGTCAATGGCATTTCGATATAGCGCTTCTGGTGTAGCCATTAGATGACACCAAGTTGCTCAGGGCGATATTGCGACCTAATGCTTACATTGGCGCCACGGGTTAATGCGCCCTGCACTGCTGCAGCGAAGGCGTCGTAACCATTCTGGCCGTCTTCCATGATGCGCAGCTCATCCACTTCATCGGCCTTGCCGTCTTTGTACCATGTCAGCCGGATGACAGCTAGCACCTCATCAGGCAGGTCGCAAACGGTGTAATCAAGTTCTTGCTTCCTGGGCTTCTTCGGCTCCATCCATATCATCAGGTCCACTAGCCAGTCTGTCAGCCGGTCCAGCAGATTGTAGATTAAGGCCTGCATTAGAGGTCGCCTCCAGCTCTTCATCCACATCAAAGTTATCGCCCAGCACGTCACCTTCGGCCAGCTCGCGGAGTAGGGTTTCCTGGCTGATGGTGCCAGCGGTGTACAGCGACAGCAGCGCGGCGATGTCCTGCGGTTCAAGGCGTGCGCCGAGGAAGTCGCGGTTGACGTAGCTGCTGCCTGCGGCTGCGGCATTGCCCAGGTAGGTGGCGTGCCACTGCAGGCAGTTGTCGATCATGTCTTGCATGTTCTGCGCGATCACCATCATGGTGCTGTCGCCTTGGCTGCGATCGATGCGCTTTGCCTCAGCGGTCTCGGCGCTCAGCTTCTGACCTAGCACTGCTGACAGGCCCAACTCGTTGATCTGCATCGCAAGCTGCTCAAGCCTGCGGAACTGCGACTCGAAGCTCTTGCCTGCCGGCTCGATGTATTCAGCGCGTCCTTCAGCCGGGAACGCGATCGCCTCGCCCGGTCCTGCTGATACCTCCTCGGCGCTTGATGGGAACCCGTAGAACGCCAGCATCGGCACCGCCGAGATGTGCAGTTGGTTGTCGAGGTCCGACTGCACTTGGTAGGTCTTCAGGTTCAGCTCGGCGATGTCCTCCAGCGGCGGCCGCGACTCCATGAACCCATGGCGCTGCGCGTAGGCAATGGTGAACGGGATCTCGCTCAGGCTGGTGCGACCTTCATCAACAACTGTGAACTCACCACTATCGGCCTTGCGGTGGATGCGATATTCGCCAGGCGTCAGGACTCGCACCTGCTCGACGGATTTCTCGCCAAACTCGCCATCAGGCACCGTGACCACTTCCGCCAGCCGCAGTTGCGTCAGAACCTGCTTGCCCTCTTGCGTTTCGGTGCGCCAGCCAAGGATCTGCCTAGGTGTATACGTCACCCAATAGGGTCGACCCCCATTAGCTGGTGCATCCACCAACGTACCAATGTGGCCATAGCGGACCATCTTGCGGGCTGCCTCATAGGTCCACACGTTGAGGTCATTACCTTGTAGGTCTACATCAAACAATTGCTCACGGATGACGTCAGCAGTGTCATCTAGCCTGACTGGCTTGCGGGTCAGCATGCCAGCCAGCATGCGCTCAAGGCGGATGTAATACGGCGGGCAGACGCTACGGGCTAGGCGGTTGTCGTAGGACTCGTCCAGCTCGCGTGGTTCTTGCGGCAGATACCGGCGATGCTTCTTGCGCATGCCGTAGGTGCCTTGCAACAGGTCCTCAATCAGGATCCAATGCGGCTCTTGCGCATACCAGCTGGTGTTGGGGTCATTGACCCTAGATACGGTGCGCTGCGCAAGCGGACGGTCGTAAAAGTTGTACCCGCTATACACGACCGCTAGCTGCTGACAATGCCGTCAGTTTACGGCTTTAGTCATTGATGGGCTGTTTAGTAAAGCCTGATGCCAGTGCTGCGGCCAGCGCCAGCGTGCAGTGGGTTGAACTCGCGCCACACCAGGTAGCCGAGCGCGTCGTTCATGTGATCGAACCCTGCATCCTTGTCGGGCTCGCCCTTGTCGCTGTAGCACTGCAGCTCCAGGCACTCAATCACGCGTTTGCAGCCCTGCGCCACCTGCAACCGCACCTGCCCTTTGCCGTTCTCCAGCAGTGCCTGCACGGCTGCTACCCGATCACGCACTGGCGGGTTGCTGCGTGGCGACTGATTCGACATGCCGTAGGACTCCAAGATCTGGATATCGGTCTGGCTGGCGTTGGTGCTGCGGCTGCCACCGCTGGCATCGGGATAGACGTAGATCTGCTGCTGCGGGTGCCGGCGGCGGATCTCTTGCGCCAGGGCGTCGGTGTCATGGGCGCCTGCAATCTCGTCAATCACCAGCAGGCCGTTGTTCAGCCGCACAGCGATCACCGCAGACATGTTGCCAACGTTGAAGTCAATACCAACGCGGATCGGCTCGCGGGTGATGTCTGGCACAGCGGTGGTGACATGCTTCGCCCGGTCAAACCGGTCATATACCTGCCCAGTGGTCAGGTTGACGAACTCGCCGTCGAGGTACGCCCGCAGCAGGCTCGGGTCGTAGTTGGCCTCCAGCCGCTCGATGAAGTCCGGCGGCAGGTGCGGGTTGTCTGCCGTGCGCATTTTGATTAGCTGCCGGTCTGGCCGCTGTTTGGCATCATCGCTGCCGAATGTGTTCCACATCCACCGGAACCCTTCTGGCGTCGATGCCGCGCCAAACTGCCGCACATTGCCTGATCGCAAGCGGCCGAGGATCTTAGGGAATGCCTTGTTAGCAATGCTTGGCGTTACGGTGTCGATCTCATCCGCCAGCACCCAGGCAAGGTTAAGACCGATGATGCGCGACCAGTTCTCAAAGCTGCGACACAGAATCTTGGTATCGCCGCCTGGCAGGTGCAGCATGTACTCCGGCAGCGGTGATGCCCTGAACGTGTACGGGATGTCGTACGCCTCAAGGAATGCCTCGAAGTCCGTCTGCCAAATGTCCCGGATCAGCGGTCCGGTCGGCTCCATCACGCAACCAATGAAGCCCTGATTGACTGCCGCCAGCATCACAGCTTTGGCGCATAGTGCCCTGGTCTTGCCAGCGCCATAGCCAGCACTGATGCCAAGGATCTGCGTTGCGGTGTCATCCACAAACGCAAGTTGACCAGGGTGGAGGTCGCTGCGGATGCGGGTCAGTAGGTCAGCGGTGTCCTCGGGCGTCTGCTGCTGCATGAATGACAGCAGCGGCGCGTTGTCGCAAATGCCCGCAAGCAGGCTCATGACATCTCAAACCGCAGCAGCTTGGCTTGGTCTTCTAGCGCTTTGATTGCAATGCTGAGGTTCCCCCTAGCGCGTGCTTCGCGTTCGTAATCCTGCAATCGAGCGACAGCAGCAGCAAGCCACTGCGGTCGCTCCAGCTCTGCATCCAGCGCCATGAGTTGGCGAGCGCGAGACATGTAAGTCTCTGCGGTGCGCTCGCCGCAACCCCACGTATCCGCCGCGTATCGCAGGATCTGTGTCCTGCTGTGAGCACGCAACAGGAGATCGTAAACGGTATTAACCCGCTCATCAATCTCGACGTTGGTGCTCTTCTTTGCCACGCATTACTCCCGGATTTGGACTGGCATCACCAGATAAGTCTGGCCGATGACGACAGGCGAGGTAGATGTGTTGGCCTGAATGGTAATCATAGTGTCAGTGTATCCCTTCAGTCCATCCATAAGGTAATGGACGTTGACGGCCAGCTGCGGCAGCTTGCCATCACATGCGACGGACTCAGTGCCGCTGCTGGACTCTGATTCGGCGGTCACTTCAATGGCGCCGGCCTTGACGGTCAGTCGCACGATGTCATTGGGTGAAACGCACGCGATCCGCTCTAATGCCGCGAGCAATGCCTCGCGGTTGCATGTGGCGCTGGCCTTAAAGGTGGCAGGGATCAGCTGCTGCACTGATGGGTAGGTGCCATCGAGCGTGCGCGTGATCATGCGCGTGGCACCGTCCAGCTGGATGGCCACATGCCCGCCATCAACGGCGAATGATGCAGGGTGCCGCACCTGCGCCATCGCTCGAGCAGGGATCACTACATCCATGTCCGGCGCATTGCAGGTCAGCGTGCGCGATGCGAGCCGGTGGCCATCTGTGGCTTCAATGCGCAGCTCCTTGCCATCGGAGATCAGGTGAATGCCCGTGAGCACCTGCTTCGATTCATCGGTGCTTGCTGCCACCAGCACAGCAGCCAGAGGCGCCGCCAAGTCGATCGCAGAGCCCTCAGCAGCGTCCACTGCGGGCAAGCCGGGGAAATCATCCGCAGAGGCCGCCGAGAGGCTGTAGGAGCCCCCTGCGGTGGCCAGTGCGACGCGATCACCGTCAACGGTCAAGGAGACCACGCTGCCGCCGTCGAGGCGCCCTGTGATGTCCGCCAGCAGTCGGTATGGCACGACGGTGGCGCCGGGCGTGTCAACCATGGCATCGATGGTGGACTGAATGCCGATCTGCAGGTCATAGGCGGTTAGCTGCAGCTTGCCAGCATCGGCGCTCAGCAGGACGCCAGAAAGGATCGGATGGGTCTTGCCATTGCCGACAGCACGCGCCACAGCGCGCAGCGCACGGCTGAGGTCGGATTGGGTGCAGGTGATCTTCATTGAGCAGCAGCTTCGGATAGGGCTTTGATGATGTGGTCGCAGTCGGCTTGGAACGATGCCACCAGCTCCAGCGGGATGGGGCGGGCATCGTCCTGCGCGTTGTCGCGGATCGCGTCGGCATAAGCGCGCGCGAATACCAGGGTGTCGTGCAGCCGGTCGATCACCGGCGATTGCTTGGCGGGAATGTCGATGGTGTCCATGGTGCAGCCGTGTGGCCAGTGCAACCCTACTCCGCCGTGATCCATCCTGCAACAAACCTAACAGACCTAACGCATTCCTAACGGGCTCTGT